GTTTCAGCTTCTGCTTTCTTTACAGCAGTCTTACCTTCGATCATAGTACCAGCTAAATTAGCTACCTGACCTATTAAGTTTAGTCCTAGCATCAGTAGTCATCCTTCTTCTTAATATTAGTGAAACCAAAGAAGGCTGTAACGATACCAACAACTGCGATACAGTATGTAGGAGCAATAGCAGTTAAGTTGTCTGCCGCAATTTCTTGTCCTAGTAAGTTACATATAATAATCATAACAGGATATAGTAGTAGCCCTGCTAACGAGAACCACACCATCTTACGTTGTTGATCTCTCTTAGAGTTTTCATCCTCTATCTGCATCCTTTTGTCGTCTAATAGTAAAGCATCCCACTCAGACTTATCTACTGAACCATTACCATCTAAGTCTGCTTTTTCAAATTCACTCATTCTAATCTCCTAGTCAGCAAGAGGGTTGTCTAACGCCCTTTGCAGTTTATCCATTAGTTTAGTTTCTAACTCTTTCATAGAACCACTCTGCGACACTCTGACACGTTCTCTCTGGTTCTCAAAGCGAACTTCAGCATCATCAATCATCTTACGTACCTTGTCTTCATTGTCACGTACCATGTCTTCTACTCTATCTGTCTGCTGTTCTATGCGTAACAGATCATCTTTAAGTCCATTCTTAATATCTCTAGTGTATTCTACGCTTTCTTCAACCTTATCAGATATACCAGATACCTTAGCGTCCATTACATCCATCTGTTGTTGATAAGCACTTAAGTCTAGTCCAGCGACTTCCTCAATCTTTTGATACATAACAAACCCACCATACAATCCAGCAACCACAGTGGAAATAAAGGTTATGATTGCTAACACAGATGCAAAAGACATCTTAACATTACCAGCTTTAATCTGTTTATCTGCAAGGTTATCAAATTCTGTGAGATCTACCATTAGTTTTCAAAGTCCATGTTGTCATTAGATTGTAAGTTCTTTAGTGCGTCCAACTCATCTCTTAGTTTCTGTATCTCTAACCTACGTTGAGCAAGTTCTACTTGATACAAGTCATTACAGTTTATACGAGACTTAGGTCGATCTAAAGGTATAACTATACGTGCATACACACCTATGTCTTTATCTCTATTTGCAGTGTCAAAGCTAGACAGTACACCAGTTACACCATACTCAAGGTTTATACCACCACCTACAGCATTACTACAACGTAAATTGTTTGCAGAGAAACTATCTGATTGATAATTCATTGGTGGACTAGGTAACGACAAAGCGAGTGAACTACTCTCCGCAAAAGCAGAGCTAGATAAAATACATAGAAGTGCTGTTAATCTCATGCTGGCATACCATCAAGTCGAGAACAAATCCTAGAAGATACTAAGGTTTTTGATTCGAGTTGCCTTTTAACTTTAGAGGTTGTGCATACATAGGTAGCTTCATCCATATCGGACTTACGAATGTATACGCTGAAATTCTTACGGGTTTTATATCCTACTTTAATAATTCTGTATGTTGCAGAGAAAGGTATGCTCTTCCAATTTAAGTCGTACACACCTATCTCATAATACTTAATCTCTTCCCTTGAATTAAACAGGGACAAGTCAACCTTAACTACACCAGTAACATGAGATGGTTTAACAACTGGATAAGCTGGTATCATCTCATGCCCTGTAGTGGAAAATGCCCAAAGTAGAAAAAGTACTGTTAACCTACTTAGCAATACAGCTGGCCTGTACCACTGCGGTATAGACCCCTCCGACGAAAGGTTTTGATGCGGCATAAGTAGCACTAGAAGCTGTGCTAAACCAAGTAGATCCTGCAACAGTTAAATCAAAGACTGTAGTGTTGTCGTATACAACCTTAGCGGCATCATAGCCTGACATACCTGCATCACTTGTTTGTGTGACACTAGTACTACCTGTCCATGCTACTGTATCAGTAAGAGCTGGAGAAGAACTGAATGATGTTGGATGTGTAATGTTAGCTGTGTAGTAGTTAGCAAGAGCTACATCAAATCTAATGACAGGTAATACACCACCATCAGCAGGAGTAGTACTTAACTTACTAGCTATTGGGTTTCCGTATACACCACTCTTTGTTGTTTGAATGACACACTTAGCTTCCACATTGCCTGTTATATCCACATCAGCGTATGCTGGTAATGCACACAGTGTAAGTATTGCTATTGAATATTTCATTGTAATCCTCATTTGTTATACTGCATGTCTATCATTTGTTCATGTAGTATTTGTTGTGCTAAATTGTTTCGTAAAGCTTTCTTATTATCGAGTAGTTCACCGTCTTGTAGTTGGGTAGCATCACTAAGTGTACCACCATTTATCTTTGCATTATAATACATATTGATATTAGTTTGCAAGTTAATAGCCATGATTATATCATCTTGACCTTGATTCTTAAATAGAGTTAACGCATTAGCTGATGCTGTTAAGCCCATCTCTATACGTGTGTTCTCTTCTTCCTCTTCTTCGTCATCTATACGATTACCATCTTCATCATACTTAAACTCTGTCTCTGTGTCTATAGCACCAAGTACAGACTCATCCTCTAAGGCATCATATATTTCTACTTCGGGTATATCAGGTACAGGTTCAATGTATCCTGCACATGATGGATCAGACTGTGGATCGTAACACCTGTCAACTCTGTAGCTATATATAACAGTAGCATCCTCTACAGTACCCTCACCTTCAACTTCAATAAAACCCGTACCCCAGTTAGCTGATGGAATATTTGATAGTGAGAAAGACTTAACGATAGTATTTCCCGGTACACCTGACCAATCATCTGTCTCTCTGAATGTATAACCATCACCATTAGCATTATGATTGCCAACGTGAACCTTCATATCATCTTCTGGATTCTTTACTGTAGTGTATCTATAAAGTAATCCGTTTATATCTAACCCTGCTATGTCTGGTAATACAGATGGCATACCCCAACTTAATGCAGTAGATGCCGCATTACCTGATGCACCATAATAGTATGGCTCAGAGTAAGAGTAAGAAGGCGAGAGTACTAAGGATAACACCAAGCCCAATTTTAGTTTCTGCATTGTCATTGAATACATTTCTCATTACGTTGTTCTGATCACGTTCGATCTCTGCTTTAACTGCTTCCATTTCCCATGCTAGTCTAGCGGCATCGCCTACCTTACCATCCTTGGGACATGGAGTACCTGCATTAAGCATAGCATCAAATACTCTTTCGTCTTGACACATTACAGATACTGCAGCTACCTTCATGCCCATGTCATACATAGTCTTAGCATTCTTGAGCTTCTCACAGTTCATGTCACGTACTGTACGACCTGCTGAGATGCCCAGTATCTGTGTCTGTACCGCCCCTGCTACACCTACAGTACATAAGTCAGAGTTACTTGCACTTATCTGTGGAGATATAGCTGATGGTGGTGGACTATTGATAGTCGTATCCATTTTGCCATCAGAGGTTACTGTACTTTCTGATTTAATTGTGTCATCAGCATATGCAGTAGTGCCGATTAGTAAGGTAAGTAGTATAAGTAATCGTTTCATTTCTTATCTTGTTCTGCCATTCTTTCAACTAGGTTACGAATAGCTTTTATGTTTTCATCAATACGACCTAGAGACACGGCTTGTGATTGCACAGTCTTTTCTATTGTACCGATGCGAGTTTCTTGACGGACTAGATCACGAGCATTATTTTTTACGGCTGAGTCTAATGAAGACACATACCATACCAGTGATATAGTTTGCAGTACTATAGCTATGATTAAGCTAACTGGTACTGACTTGGATAAGTGCCAACTCTCTGTCATGGTTTAGTAGGCCATGTAATTGTATTTGGGAAACCAGCTTGCTCTGGTACATCTCGCAATGCTTGACGATACGCTGTTTGTGCATCTGTCATTGTTCGGTCTGATGTTGCCCACCAATCTGTTTGAGCTATAAGTTTGTCACGCTCAAAGCGTTCCATCATAGATATTTCTTCTGTAGATAGAGAGATTGCTGGTGAGTCATCCTCAAAAACATCCCAAACATTAGTATCTGTATTCCATACTTGTCTACTCATTTTATTGACTCCATGTTATAGTTGCCGAGCCGTTCGTGAAGGTTTTTCCATCACGCTCTCTTATGATTTGTATTTGTGTAAGCTCTCCACCTAAAGTTATGATGCCTCCTGCTAAACCTGTTAGGTTAGCGGTATAATTTGTAGAGCTAAGATAACGGCCAGTGAAATGTGCATTGTAAATCCAAGTATTACTATTTTCTGTACTTCTAGTTAACTTCATATACCCAAAAATGTTTTGTCCATCATTTTGACCACTAAACCCAGTATCAAAATCTGATGCTACATTAGGTAAAGCGGCGTTTGAACCGCTATACATTAGCTGTGCGCCTTGATTTTGATACCCAGAGCTAACAATTCCTGAAGATGTGCCTAACCGAAGAAACATCCCATAACCACCACTTATTTTAACTTGATTTAATAGAAGATTAACTTCATATACCCCTGCTGGAATACCAGTAAACGTAAAAGATGTACCTGATGTTGTAGTTGCTGTTGTACCATAAGTCCTACCAGCCACAATACCTGTTAGGTTAGCGCCACTGCCTGTGTATGACGTTGCGGCTACTGTGCCTGTTACTGTGACACCGCTTGATGTTGTTTCAATCTTCTTGGAGTTGTTGTGGTAAAGGGAAACAGAACCATCAGGTACGGCTACCAACATATTTTCACCGCCAGAATGTTTTTTTAGGTTAATACTTGCGCCGTTTGTTGTTAGGTTTAGGTTTCCAGTTCCATTATCAAAGAGATATGAATCTGCACCATTGTGAAAAATTTGGAAATCATTTGCATTTCCTAGCAATAAGTATTTACTGTCGCCTAAAGAAATATCACCATTAGCTATAAGACCATTACTAAACGTAGCTTTACCTGCTTCAGACATATCAAGGGTGAGGGCGTTAATTGATGAACCACCGTCTACTCCTTGGAGTAAAATGTTACCATCTGATACAGGGTTTTTAATTCTAAAGTTGGGAGTGTCAAAATCAAATTCAACAAAAGTTGTACCATCGTCTTTAAAATGGATGTCAGCACCACCAGCATCAAGGATAATATCTCCTGCAACGTCTATTGTTAGATCGCCAGATGATAGATC